TATGAGAAATATAAAGACACCATTAAGAGGGTGTCCAAACGGAATTATCGCAAAAGAATTGTTTTGTTAAATGAATTTCTAGCAGATAAGTTTTGTAAACACTGTGGAGAAAGCGAAACTGTTTGTCTAAAGTTTTATCCCCATGACTCAGAAATCCGTAAAATCACAAAAAGAGTTGGCATCAACAATAAGAGTCGCCGGAAAATATTTCATCTAATAAATGAATCTCACATTCTCTGTTCTAACTGTTGGATTAAAGCAAATAATGATTTAGTAGAATTCCTTTAATCTACCAATCGGTTCCATAATCTCTTACCACAGGATTCCATTTAGTACCATATTCATCAACAATTTCACCAATATTTTCCTCTTCCAATCCAGTAATAATGAAACCAAATGGAGCCATATCCTGTTCTAAAGCTTCCTGTTGTTCCTTCATCATTGTCTTTCGTATATCAACATCTGTCAATTCTTTGAAATAAGCTTGGTCTATTGCCCAACCAAACATAAACAAGCAAGCCACTAAATCATCAGTGCATCCCTCATCAGCTTCAAACGATTTTCCTTTAACAATAAATGTGGATAATTCACTGATAATATCTAAATCTTCTATGATAAGTTTATTATCTTCTATCAGTTGTTTTAAATTGGAACATCCGGTTCTTTTAACGGTTTTAGTTGTTCTTACTCCCAACTGCGCTCGGCCACCTGAGAACCCCCCACCAAGCACCTGTCCCGCACGCCCACGCATAGAAGACATCATTAGGTTATCATACTCCAAATCAAACTGTAATGTGTTAGCTACTTGTTCTCCTATATCATTTATCTCCACCATGACGAAGGCTTGATTATATGCTCGTGCAACATCATATATCTTTGTAGGAAACAGTAGGGGTTTTATTTCATTATCTCTATATTTTGCGACTACTTTATAGGGTATTTCGGATATATTAATAACCACAAAGGCAGAATAATCTTTTGATGTTCCTCTTGATACATCAACAGATATCATATATGTATGATTCTCTTTCGCATATTCATATACATCCAAGCCTGCATTTGTCTTTATTGGATTTCTATATGTTAGGACTTTAAGCTTTGATGGAGCAATTAAAGTATTAATAGAGCCAAGAAAATCGCAATTATGAGATACTATCTCATTTGTTAAATAAAGACGATTTTTATCAACATTTATTGGTTCATATAATTCTATATCTTCTTCAACAGTTTCATTATAAATCACTACTTTAGAAGATAATACATCATTTACTTTAATATTTTTTGATAAAATTTGATTATTATTTGTCGGTGGCCAGTCTTTAATGAAAATATGATCTAATGACGTTTTTATTTCTGTATCATCATCAAATATCAAATGTTGATATATATTTCTCTTTACTTTTTGTATCCCATCAAATTTAGAAAATCCTTCAGGCGTTAATATATCAAAGTGGGAGGTATTAGGTCTATACATGAAGATGGCAGCCCCCCATCTGTTCGTATAATTCGGCAATTCTAATTTTACCATTTTTTGTTTCTACTATAGTATCCTTATCAACACAATTGAATTCTGAGTTGAACTGAGCTTCGGAAGTATTCTTGATTGTCTCCTCTTTCCACTTTTCATCCCGGCCAGGAACCTCACTCCAATGAACCTCAATTGGAATATATGAATTTCTTCCTTCTTCAGCATCGACCCACATTTTATAAAACATGTTCATTCCATGCGGTGTTGATACTATCATAACTTTAGAGGTTTTGCCACTTGAGATTGTTGGATAGACTGAACTGAAGAACTGTTCTGCGACATTAGCAGGCACATATGCAAACTCATCAAGGAAAATAATATTGTAAGACCCGCCACGAACCGCACTTGCAGAAGTAGAAGATGCTAGTATTTTACTGCCGTTCTCAAGTTCCAAAGAACCCTTATTCCATAGCATAACTCCTTGCTGAAGCCACTTCGGCAGATGTTCATACGCAAGTTGTAGTCTCCCTAATAAATCACGAGCTGTTGTAGCTTTGTTGGCAAGAATAGCCACATTTACGCTTGAATTGAATAAAACATAATGAAGCAGATAAGCAATAATGACAGTCGATTTTCCACTCTGTCTTGGCATTTTTGCAATAGTGAAACGGTTATTATGAAAGGTTCCAACCATTTCTTTTTGAAAATCATACAACCTAAAAGGAATAAGACCTTCATCCAGAGATACAATTTTCATATAATTTTCAATGAAGTATACCGGGTCTTTCATACATTTTGTATATTCCTCAACCTCTTCCTTTGACCATTCTTGTTGAATGTTGGATTTCTTGAGATTCGGATTACGCTTATAGACATTATACTCATTTGACATTTTTAAAACTTCCATTCCTCATTACGTTTTTATCAAATTGTATTAGAAATAAAATCATTTTCCTTTTATTAATTTTTGAAGTTCTGCTGTTGAACCAACGAAAAGAGCATTTGTTACACTCTTTGGTGCTGTATTGGGAACCTCTTTAAGCCTTCGCATTTTTTCTTGCAAGTCACCTAATTTTTCGGTAACTTCCGCGACTTGTTTGATAAGATTTCCAGCAACCTCGTATGTTCTTGGATGCTCGCTTTCCTTTGCGAGCTCGAGTATTCCATCAATTGCGGCTGAACCCTTTTCAACTAAATTATAAAAATTCTCTCGCTGATATTCATAATCTTTTTCTATATCGTTATCATTATAAAGAGGAGAGATTATTTTATCTGTTGTTGGTTGTTCGTCTGCTTCCCAAGGAATCTTCTCTAATGCTTTTGATACAATACCAAGCTCTTCATCAATTTTATTATTCATTATCAATCAGTTCCTTCTGATGAAGCTCACACATCTTCACCTGTTTCTGTATCATATACCTTAGCATCTTGAAAGAATGAAGTCGTTTCATTAAATCCAAAATCATCACCAGCTTCAGCAGTTGATGGGTCTGGTGTAACTGTATATCTCTGCTCCCGTTTCGGAGATTGGTCTGGCAAGTCTGTATATTGATCCACCTGTACCGTTTTGATAACCTTGGAGGAAGTAATAGGCCCATAAAGATAAAGCTTTGTAGTAAAACTAAATCTGTATATAATAGAACGCCGGGAGGTAAAATCACCTTCATAATCATCTTCATAGGTAACACTATTCAAAATAACAGGAACATCTCTTTTCGTGCCCATTTCTATATTGTCGTTAATTGTAACGGTATAATCGGGTTGGAAATAGGGGAGGATTTGCTCCACAATTTGTAGAGCATCATCAGAATGCTTTGAAAGAACATATAGTTCAAAATCAACATTATAAGGAACTGGCATATACTGCGTATCCAACTGCTTACTATTATCGCCCTTTACTTTCCTGAATTTTTGAACACGATTTAATTTACGAGCAGGATCATAGCTTAACCCCGTGATCTCAAATCCAAGTCTCGGAAGTGTCACAGCAACTTGTTTGGTTAAGTCTGCATCCTCACGCAAGCGAACCAGAAATTTCTGGCGAGGCCCATATGCAAGCGGCACCTTCATTGTCTGTATAACTGTTCCACTATTGTCTTTACGAACCAGATGTATATCATTAAACATCGTGCCAAAGGCTATAACCACCTTTCGGATAGTTTCATTATAGAATTGGGTTCCTAACATAATATGTTCCTTTCACTATCGCATATTACCACTTCGTTCACTATGGCATCTATATTATTATGCCAATAGTCCATAAATCTTTGTATCCGTGGATATTTTGGTTTAATGTCCATTGTTTGCCATATAAATTGTTGAAGTATATTCTCATAATCCGGCATCCAATAAAAAACATTCAAAGTAACTAAGGTTTTTCTCCTTATTATTACTAACATTACAAACTTCCCGCATCACCAAATGGATTTCTTTCTGAGAAATCTAAAATTGTATCGTCTAATAAATCAAACAATTCGTTTTGTGCTGTCTTATCTGTAACCATATCTCCTACTATATATTCCTCATTCAAGAGATAAGAACCATTTTCAAGTATGATACTTTCACCAACAGAGCTAGAATCATTCTCACCAATAATATTATCTCCATCAGTTTCTTCTAATAGAAGTCCAGCATCAACAACTCCCGACTCCAATCTAATATTTTCATTTACAGCAGACGACTGTTCCAACGTAAACTGATAAATGAGAGCTTGTCGTGACCACTCATCTTCTATCTCATCAATCGCAGTAATACCAGTATCCAGAACTTCTGAACTGTATTCAAATAAGCGGCAATGCATTTTGTATACAGGATTATTGTCTAATTGATAGAAAGGTTCATCGTGATCCACAAAGTTAATCTCAAACAATTTTCCAAGAGTTGGATGATATATAACATCTCCCTCCAGCGGCCTATCGGAATCAGTAGCATCTGTTTCGTTGATAATATAAAACGTACTTCCCTCTAACTTAGATGAGCTGTCGAGTGTTCCAGACTCTAACAAGATAGACCCAGACGATGTTGAGTCTGTACCAGTTTCAATCTGAATTTGCTTTGTCTTATCTTGAAAACGTGACTTACTAACAACGAAAGTTGCTTCACTTAAATTCTGTAGCCCGAACTGAGTCATTAGCTCCCGCTCACCAGCATACCCACCATCAGCATTTTCCATATACATTTCTATGGGTGCTTGGGTATTAAACTTAGCTAGCGAATCTTCACCCCATACGGTATCTTCAGCAACAAGTGTTTTATCCAAATAATAAACATCATGTCCGTAAATTTGAATTGCTTCCACAACCAAATCTTTATATAGATTTTGTTCTGAAGCAATTGCTGCAACGCCACTGGTATGAAAATGTTTATTAACAGCCATGAATTATCCTATCATATAATTAACAGGAAGTTCAAATGCCAAATGAATCTCTTCTTCCAACTTATTTTGCTCTTCCAAAGCCTGCGTATAAAGTGTTTCTCCATTCATGGTTACGCCGCCTAACATTGTGACGCCACTAAACTTGGAAAGATTAGCACCCCACTGTTTTTTAATTAGAGCAGTAGCATATCGCTTAAGATAAATATCATCATATATATCTTCGTATGTAGAAGGATCAAGCTTCCTGTAACATTCCGCGATAATATAATCTACATCAGCAGTAAAATCATTCTCCCAATCAGCATCAATATATAATCTGTTTTGATGTTGATTAAACCTAATAGGCGTTTCACCGACAAGAATATGCTCTATAAGATCAAGAGTATCCATTGTCATTTGATAATGCATCACGGATGTTGAAGATAAATCAAACATATCATTCAGGCGCAACTGATAACGCACATCAAACATGTTACTAGAGCCCACGCCAGTATTGCTTAAAGGCCAGACCTGTATTACCGAAATAACAGCGCTAGGAAGTGGAATAAAGTTTTTGCCCTCTTTCCATGTTGCTGTAATGGTATCATCAACTGTATCTGTTCCTGTTGTAGAAGTATCAGATCGGGCCCTCGTAATTTCAGCAGATGTAACAAGATGTTTAAGATATACCTTTTCAATACCATCATAATGATATTGGGCAAAGTATTGAAGCGCTTCGTCTATCCGATCATCAGCTTGATCATCAGAAATATTAATGTCAATAACCCCATCACCTAGAGCGCGCAAACAATAATTCTTAAAAGTAGCTTTAGTTGTTGGAATAGCCATAATTGTTAAATCCTTTTTCTACTATTTATAAATTATTTGTCTGGTAGATAAGCAATTAGGTCCAAATTCTACACCTTCATATAACCATTTACCTCTTTTTTTGAAGCCAATCTTTTGATATGATGGAAGAGCTGATTTCCGGGGCATACTCCATATCCAATGACATTCCTCCTTTTTTCCTTGTAAAATAGCTTGCCTTAGTAAAATTTGAGAAATTCCTTGCCTGCGGTATGCAGGATCAACATATAACCCTCTTGATCTATATACCTTTTCATCAGTTCTAAACCCGCTATTAACGCCTATAATTTTTTCATTATCTTTCACAACCCAAAAAACGGGAGAATATTTTTCAAATATTAAACCATCTTTAATTATTTTGTTAGGAAAACACCAATATAAGCTACTCATAGATTCAATTTTACTAATCCTCCCCGGCCATAATTTATCATTCCAAACAGGATATATCTCTTCAAAGGAACTTAATATACATTTAAAATTTTGCAAAACCATCTCATTTATAATAAAAATTAAACCAAATCTTCCATAATGTTCTTTATATCTTGATTTCGTAATCTGTCTAAAATTTTTGTATAATTTATTAATTCTTTATTTGAATCATTATAACTAGAAAGTTGAGGTTTTGAGAATAAAAATTTAATCGCATATTTAATATTATTATCATCACTTTTCCTCAAATATTTTATAGCTTTTTGTATTATATCTTCTGATAAATTTCTAACATCCATAAATTTAGGATTAACAGCTGGCGTAAGTTGCCAATGTTGTCCTTCTTTTTTATTTATCTCAAACCATTTACTAAAATTTATTACATCAAATAAATTATATGGTATTAATGTAAAGGCATATATTACTGGAATATCAAACTGTGTTTTTAGAACTTTCATATTTTTTTCAAATTGTTTCCATTTGAAGGGATATCTAATATACTCATACACCTTTCCCACTCCATCACAACTAACCCTCATCTCAGCATCCTTAAACTTCTGCATATTTTCAAATAGTTTGGGTTTAGTATTAGTTCCATTTGTCGTAATTCTAACTTCTGTATGTTCTGCATGGCCAGAATCAACAAACCATTGTATTAATTCATGAACATGAGAAATTAGTGTAGGTTCTCCTCCTGTGAATTTTAAAAGACGCACTTTAGCAGCATTCTCTTTTATCTGATCATAAAATTTTGGATTATTATACCAATTAGTATCTCGTTTAATAGTATATTCATAATTTTTTCTTATTTTTTCAGGCCAATTTTCATCAATATTATTTTGTATCTCTTTTACTATTTGTGAACTACTACTAGAATTACACATTCTACATTGAAGATTACAAAGATTACCTAACTTCAAATCTAAATAGCTCCAAGGAGTAGGCGGACCAACCCATTCCTGAGAAAAAAACTGATCACCACCCATTCTTAAACTATAATTATCTACATCTTCAGCATTCCAACATCTATAACATCTTTTATCTTTAATTCCAGAATCTAAATTATTCTTTAATGATTTCCAAAAATCACTTTGTTGATGATCTTCTACTTCCCAATAAGGAAGATTATCTTCATTTGTATTTATTAA